TTATGCTTATCGGCAACTTCTCTAACCTTATCAATAAGTTTGAGGTGACCGGTTGTCGGTGGGTTCATACGACCCCAACCAACCACAACCGGCTTCTTTGGTTCGGTTTCTTCTAATAAATCTCTAAATGTTTTCATTTACGCACTTTTAATAGGTTAGCTTTTGCAAACTCAGCTCTGTTAACTAATTTATCTGGCTCTCCACCATGGTTGAATACAAATCCTTCTGGACCAGTTTTCTTCCCATTAATGGTATGTTGCAATCCACCTTGGTGTTGTTCTAGGGTTCGTACCAGAACATTCTTCGCTTGTTGTAGGTGATGGTGCATTGCGAGTAGATTGTTGTAGTGTTCTGTGTGTTGGTCAATATGCTTTGAATGTGCGTCTGCTTCTGCTTGTTTGCGGCCTTGTGATCCTGGAGTCTTTAGTTTCTCAATAGTCTTTTTATACTTGCCGGCAATATGATTCTTCAAACCTTCCGCGGTAGGAGTCTCTCCCGTTCTAACGGTGTGGTTAATATATGTTTCTAGGTGATTGCCTGCACCAGCATGGGGTGCCACGGCAGAATACATTTTCTTGCCATGAGCATCGTGTATCTCTTTGGCCTTCTTCATATGATTCAGGAACTCTTCCTGGTCATTATCAGAATAGTGTATCTGGCGTGTGTCGTGGTTTACTGATTTGGTCCAAACGTCAGGGTGCGTTGCAAAATGATGAAGGTCTGGATGTGAGTCTGCCCGCATCGAATTGATATCATCACCGTGGTATTGAGTATGTACCACTACACCCAGTTTAGCTCTGCGAACTTTATCCGCATCTTCACCTTTGGCTTTATATCGAATTGTATTGGGTTCAAATGATACACCACCATCTTTTTCTTCTTTCTTGTCTCTTTCCGAGAACATCAGATCACCCTGATATACTCCAGACTTGGGTGCAATCTTCTTTAGATGGTTTAGTGCCGAGTGTAATTTTTCGGTAAGACCAGGTGCGTGACCGTGGTTCTTTTCAATATCTTCGTGTGTGTAATTGATCTTTGGGTTCTTATTAAATGCCGACTTAGAAGCGACAAAGAACTTGCCTGTTTCTGGATGACGACCAAATACGATAGCAGGAGAACCATCGTATTTCATTGTTAATGCAGAAGAATGACCACCAGACTTAATGTGGTTATGTGCTGCAGTAAGTACGTCATAAGCTCGCTTGAATCCGGAAGATCCGTTTTGTAGGGGGCGATCTTCCACATGGGTAATGTGTTTAAGTTTCGCGCCTTCTTCCTCTTCTGTGAGAAACGTTTTAAATGTTTGCATATTTCCTTACCACAACACACTTTGGTTGTCCGTAGCAATATTTATATAACTTTTTAATTTGTCTCTTAAAAAGATAAAAAGATAGTGTTTGATATATAGTGTCTATTTTGTTGGGTTCTATATTCCAATTAGAGAATCTATGATTCTGTATTTGTCATATTTTGGTATGTAACCCAAGGATTTTATCTTGGAAACATCCAAAACCATATTTGTTGTTTGTACAATCTTATGAAATTCAGCCGTCTTTATGTTCTCCATCTTAGAAGTAGATCCAGACTTTGATATCGCATAAGATATAACGTCGAATATATTCACCGGGACGCCGTTACCGATGTTATAGATTTCGTTCAGATTTCCTTTTTCAAGAATAAGATTGATAGCTTGGCAAACATCATCCACATGAATACAATCTCTGTAGGATGTTCCTCCATCGTACAGAGAAACAGTCTCGTTCCTAAGAACTTGTCCTATCATATACTGTATAGCATTCTTTTTCTTGGAGACTTTCTTATCTTGTTTACCTAGAACGTTGGCCAATCTGAGTATTCTATACTTTATGCCGAATGTTTGACAATACGATATCAATAACTGTTCTGCACATCTTTTGGTAATAGAATAGAATCCTGTTGGATTACAATATGAATCTTCTCTGGCAGGAAGATCGGTATATCCATATACGAACCAAGAACTTATGAAGTTGAATGTTACGTCTTTATCTTTACAAGATTCCAACGTTTGAATCAAATTGATAAGATTGGTTTCTATGTCGATATAAGGATCTGTATGTACGTTATAGTTATCAACCGTAGATATAAAGTACAGAACATTATTGCTCTTTACTCTATAATCTTCTCGGTCATTTACGATAACATCAGGATACAATTCGCAGTATCTACCACCAACGAATCCTTTACCTAAGACGTTTACCATGATTTGAGAACCTTCTCGATATATGATAGTACCTTATCATTATATAGAGGCGAACAACCAATAAAGAATACATTACTCAAGGCTAAATTGGAATTTGGATATTGCTTATAGTCATCTAGATGCTTATAACCAGGATGCAATAAGATATTGCCACTAAAGTAGTTGCGAGTTTGTATCTTATTATCTTCCAAATGTTTGACTAAAGATTCTTTTGCTAATTGAGAAGAACAGAAAATAGGAACACCAAACCAAGAAGGATCAGAATTTTCTGTTGCATCAATAACTCTAGCAACATCAACATTATTTTCAATATATCCTTGAATCTTTTTCTTATACTCTCTGCGCTTACTCTCAAGCATATCAAACTTTTTTAATTGTTCAATACCTATTGCACCTTGTAGATCCAAAGGCTTGAGATTATAACCAATGTTGGTGAACAGATATTTGTGATCGATTATACCATCATAGTTGTCCAACCAGTTGTCGAATCTGTTACCACAAGTACCACATTCTAGAAGATTGTTTGAACCTATGCAATAACAATCTCGACCCCACCAAGAAATGCTGCGGGCTTCTTTGATAAATTCTTCATCGTTCGAACACACCATTCCACCTTCACCTGTCGAGATATGATGTGCAGGATAGAATGATGTTGTCCATGCGTAATAATAATCGGTGAGTAACTTGTCTCTCCATAGAGTACCAAGAGAGTCACAGTTATCACCCAAAAGGATTAGATTATGAGTCTTACAGATATCCAGTAATGCGTCAATATCAGGAGGGTTACCAAGAACAGGCGAAACAAATATTGCCTTGGTTCTTTTGGTAATTTTGGATTCGATCAGATTAACATCGAAATTCAACGTGTTGAGTTCAATATCAATAAAGACTGGCTTGAGTCCATTCTGTACAATAGGAGCAATCGTTGTAGGAAATCCAACAGGTGAAACAATAACTTCATCACCTTCTTTCCAACCAAACTTCTTCTTCATTGCAGTAATGAGTACCAGGTTGGCCGAACTTCCTGAGTTGACCATGTGAGAATACTTTACATTGAATCTCTTACTGAACTTGATTTGGAATTGTGCGACACGTTCACCTGCGGTGATCCACTTACCATTAAGTAGTGTGTCCATGGCCGCAAACATTTCTTTTTCGTCCCACAACTGGCCAGAATACTGTACGAATTGACCGTCTTGATAATCGTCATAGTTCTTCACGTACTTTGGCTGAATCGTCTTGGCCAAATTTTCGATCATTTCTTTCATACTTATACCGCTGTGTTAAAAGTTAAGATATCGTTTCGATAAGCATTAGGTGGTGAGTACCATCTATTATCTTCACCTGGATGCATATCGTACCATTTTGGATTACCGCTGCCATGCCAACACTCAAGATCATAACGATGGTGTGGTTGACCGGCGAACTGCGGTTCATAATTGTTGTCTGGTGGCGTCTTTAGTCTGCGGCATCGACGTAGGTATGATGCCTTGGCCCAAAAGAAATTACCAGCATAGAAAGGATATGGAGGATTGTTTAAGAAAGATGCACCGCAGGTATCATAACCTTCATCTAATTTCTGAACACATTCTTTCCACTTTTCTATGTTCCAATACTGCATATACTTGCGCCAGTTCTGATGACCGCCTGGTCCATGACTTGCACCTTTGTGTGTCATAAAACAAGCATAGAACTCGTCCTGCGTGTCGTGACAATATTCCTGTAAGTAGTTAACGCTAGTAGCCTCATACCATGGTTGATATGATTCATCGTATACGATAAAAGAAACATTATCTCTATCGTACCATCTATCCATTAACCAATCATAATCTTTTGCGTTAAAATGCAGAAAGAATTCCGCAGACTCACAAGCATCTAACAGTCCAGTTTGTTCTAGAAGGTCTGCTTGTTCACGGGTAATGTCCATGCCACAACCAATATTCACCACATGACTATACAATCTTATATTCATTGTCTATTCCAATTCTGTTGTTCAAAATCTTTCCAATATTGGATTAACGATCCTTTTCCATGAGATAGTGCATAGAAAGGTGTAGTATGTATCAACCCGTGGCCAGAGTAATAATAGAATATTTCGTCAGGTCCATCAAACAAAGCACCTACAAAATGACTTGTGCCGGTATCTCCACCAACAAATATTTCACTCGTCATGATATGATCTATGTTGGTCATAAAATCTTTTGAAACTTCCCAACCTTCTACAGTAATATTATCTTCGGTACATATCACCTTTCTATAATCAAAGTACATATCCGAATTGTACTTACGAATCAATTCTTCAAGTAATTTTATAGGCCAATTTCTGTAATGATTGTACTCAGCATTGAGTAGTGGAAATATAACGATCTTCTTCTCTTTCTTTTTGAAGTTCTTAATTTTAACCAAATCACCAGAAATTCCTCGGTAATCCCAAATGTTGATATTTTTCCAAGAGGTGATCTTGTCACCAGATACTTCTGAAAAATAGTCCGTGTTATCTAAAAGAAACCTATAGAACTTCTGGCAATACTCGGTATTAGATACCGCATCTGGCATCAAATAAAAACTAATAGAAGGATCTTGTAGACGAAGGTGTTCGACTACGTTAGCGACACCAATCATGTCGCCGTTTCGTAGAGGGCCGCCAAATGTACCTAAAGGAATGTTGATAATCATAAATCATTCAAATGGATAGTCAAATACTAAATTACCACCATGGTGTGAGTATTGGTTGGAATTATATCCAAGGAAATTATCATAACTTTCTATAATATGTACTCGGTTCATCAATCCCAAATCTCTAATGTTATTGAACAAATTTATTTCATTCTGTTCTCTTATTGTATAAGGCCTTTCTAGGTCATAAATTATTCTATAAAATTCAATGGTGGAATAAAACATATGCACTCCAAGTGAATAATTGTTCCCCCATTGAGCAGTTACCATAGATTTATTATTTGAACAAATATCTTTACATTTTTGTATGATATCGTTATAATTGATGATAGGTGTATTGTCGTAAGCTATCTTAAAAAAGTTTTTAAATTTGAATCTTTCTAGATAATTTAAAGCATTGTGTATAGATTTGACTTCTGCCATACCGTGGGTAGTTTGTCCGGGTGGCGGTACTCCATTAATATCGAAAGAGTTGTCACAATCATAAACATAACCATGACAATAATTTTGTGTTTCTTCATCTAGTGTAGAGTGAGTAGCCAAACAAATATAATATGGAGTTGTCTGTCGTAGCGTCTTACACAAGACCTTAGTCATTTTTTTCTTTAATTCTGATTGTGGTCCTCCAGTATAAGAGGTCACTATTATTGCAGTATCGTTCATACTTTAAAATCCTTTATATAAACTAATTTTGCACCACGATCTTTGTAGTAGTGCAAATCAAAATCATGTTGTACGGTCCAACCTTGCCAGACGCGCATATCTTCGTCCCATAGAACGTACATATCTTTTTTCATCAAGTCTGCCAGTATACCAATACCAGTAAACGTAGATACGAAAGGACCGTTACTATGTTTGATGATAGAACAATTATACAACAAGTCATTCTTATAATCAAGATATACTGCTTTATCTTTGTCTATTATATCAGAATTTTCTATAAGATTAGAATACCTTCTGGTATCAACATCAGGCGCATCTTTGGGAGACCATCGATCACCAATTACCAATTTATCTGAATATTCGATATTCAATTTTGGTACATTTAATTCAAAGTCATCATCTATTGGAAAGTCAACTTTATAATTGTCTCTGATGAAGTTCCAAAATCTATGGCACACTATCGGACTGTTTCCATAATCTTTTTCTGGGCCAGTATCGTCAATGACAATATATCTTGATACTATGGGTTGTTCGTGCATAAACAAAACTTCACCGAACATTTCTTGTGCAAGTAGAAGTTCTTTAATGCCTTTGAATCTTTGTAACCTATCACAGATACCAAAAGACATTTTCTGTCCCGTATGTTTGTACAGGCCTGATAGTGCAGGAAGGCAATGTGCAAAATCTCCTAGATTATGGATTCTAGGTGAATATACTTTAAGCAAGTTCATTAAATTTCCTAAAGACTATAAACCAATCATTATCACTTGCGTACCTTAATTCAAAATTATCTGGATTTATCAGATAAGACATAAGATATAGTGTTTGATCGTAGTGTACCAAATTGTGATCCAATAGTAATTGAAAATTCTTGAGTACCGACTCTTTGAACTTTGGCCATTGTTCCTTACCACCAATGATATGACAACCCATGACATACACATCACCACGGAAGATAATATCGTCTATCGGTCTTTGTGGTTCAATAGGACGAACACTAAACAGGTGCATCTTATTTGGATTAAAAGAATACTTCCATTCATTCAATGCAGGTAGTGTTATATCATCACGGCAATAACCAAAATCAATCCATGCGGTAAGGTTTGTATTGACCAAACCATTTTCGATGGCATGGTTGACATAGAAAACCTTCATTAACTGTATCATAATATAATCAGGCCACCAGTATTCTACAAAATGTGGTTTATCACATTTAGTATAAAATTTTGGATCGTCCATGATTTTAGTAACTCTTTTCTTCCAAGGTTCAAAGACCTTTGGTTCAAAGCAATACGAATCAAGAGCAATGATCTTTGTTCTATCTTCTAAACCATATTTCTTTCTGATATCGTAAATTCTATTGGCATACTCTTTTGAAGTATACACAATCAGATCATTCTTAATCTTGGCCAACTTATCAAAGTAACTGAAATATACATCGGTACTTCTATGTTGAAAATGTGGAAGAGTTATGCCATGCTTTTGTCGAGGCAAATTTCCACGGCCGATATCAAAGAAGTTGGTTATGAGTGTGATTTCATTATCCATATTTCTTCTCAATCTTTTCTTTCCATGCTGGTACTCGGTTATACTGGTGCACCAGGACGTACTTCTCACCCTTGCTGTTGTAAACGTACTCACCGTCAAAAGTCGGTTCTGGACTCAATAGGTTCGGTCTGAACCCAGCAATCTTGGATGGGTCTACAGTAGTGCCGCATTGGCAAGCCCAATTGGTATCATGGTCGTTGAATTTGGTGATTGACCGATATGGTTCAAGTGATAAAACCACATTAACACCGGCCTGATCTGGTGTTGGATGTCTGATGTGTTGAATTGACAACCAGACATTCAATGAATAATCCACAAAAGTCTTGAATTCACCAGCCATAGATCCGGCATTGTAGATTGGTCGATCTTTCATGTAATCGTGAATAACAGGACCAAAACATTGAGCTATGTTTTCGTTACCCCATGCTTCATCTTTGTACTTGAGTCCTTCACAACCATAATTAAGTTTCTTGTCACCAAGATTCTTTTCTAACCATTCAGATGGATTACTTTGAAATACAACATCAACGTCAGTAGAAATAACATACCTAATACCTGACATTTTTCTCAAGACATCCCAATAAAAATAATGTCGGGTGTGTGGCACTTGAAAGGTGAAGTTATCGGCAAAATGATAACCGTTATTTTCTTTGTTGCGTGTTGTACTGGTCAAAACAACCTCGAACCCATGATCTTTTAATTGTTTGATCGTATCGTCCAAAACATTGTGTACGATCATGACCTTGCGGCCTTTGTAGCCTGTTCTCTCCAACGAATGTACCCAACATTTTATTTTATCGAACGTGTAAGTCGATATGGCCGAAATAACTAAATCTTGCATAATTCACTTCCCAATTTTTTAAATATATTTTCAAAGTCAAAAGGACCAATCTTTACTCCAAGATGATCCTGCAATTTAGTATTATCTAATATGAATGCCCGATCTGGTTTTGAGTCTAACATGACTACTGATCCATAGGAT